GTCACCTGTAGACGATGTAGAAGCAAAATGAGGAGAATAGCCTAATGAGAATAGATATAAAGCAGCTTGAGGTTTTACATCATAAATTGCGAACGATGCTTTTATGGCTGGAAGAAGAAACCGGCTTTGAATCCACCGAGACAAGTTCCAGACGTATCGGGGATTCTGGTGTTCACGGCACAGACCCGACACGAGGATACGACTTGAGGTGCAGAGATGAAATGGTTGGTAAAGCCATAGAAACCTTTATTAACGATAACTGGGAGTATGACCCAAGCCGAAAAGACAAAAAGTGTGCGAAGCTTCACGGAGTAGGTTCGGCACTTCACCTACATTTACAGGTGCATCCGAGTACAAAGGTTAGGGTATAAAGGAGTACGACAATGGAATTACACTATGACAAATTCGAGAATATGCGGGGAAGGAGTGGGAGACTGCTCACTAGGTCATTGTTCTGGGAACATTCCCACGGGACAGGATATCGTCCTCTCTTTACATACACTCGTGAGTACGAATTCGAGCATAAGTTTGAGCGGAAAAGCTATCGTATCGTGCCACTCAAACGGTTATATTTCGACATCGCAGACCCTACGGAATATCTATTTGCAATGGAAGTATTTCTAACATGGGATCAATGGTGTCGTGTATCTAATGATCAGAAGTTCAAGCACACTCTTGAGAGATGGAGAGAGGAACTACCATTATATATAAGAGCGATTGGTATGAAGAATCAGCTTGAGCTTGCTAAGGATGGTGATAGGTCAGCTGGTCAGTTCCTTGCGAAGAAGTCTTGGGAACAGAAAGCAGGTAGACCGACCAAGGCACAAAGGGCGGGTGCTCTGAAAGAGGATGCTAAGTTAGGAGAAGAGTACAAGGAAGACTTAGAGAGAATTGGAATACAGTGAAATAATTAGAGGTTAACTTTTTGGTAAAGCGAAAGGACATAGCATTAATAAGAGAAGCAGCAGAGAGTGATCTGTATAGGTTCATCATGCTGGTTGCTCCTCACAGGATGCTTGGTCATGTACATGAGGAAGTAATTCAGTGGTGGTTGAGAGAAGATAAGTTATCTCATCAACTACTTCTGCTTCCACGTAGTCATCAGAAGAGTGCACTAGTTGCATACAGGGTAGCTTGGGAGATAACAAGAAACCCCGCAACTACAATACTTTACATCAGTGCAACAACTAACCTCGCAGAGAAACAGTTGAAAGCAGTTAAGGATATCCTGAACTCTAAGATATACAGACGGTACTGGCCTGAGATGACTAACCCAGAAGAAGGGAAGCGATCTAAATGGACTACCGGAGAGATAGAAGTAGATCATCCAGCCAGAATTGCAGAGGGTATTCGTGATCCAACGGTCTTCACTGCTGGTCTGACAACTACCATCACAGGTCTTCACTGTGAGGTAGCAGTACTGGATGATGTAGTTGTTAAAGAGAATGCCTACACGAATGAGGGTAGGGAGAGAGTAAGAGAACAGTACTCTCTGCTTAGTTCGATAGAGAACGCAGGAGCAGCTGAATGGGTAGTCGGTACTAGGTATCACCCAAAGGATTTGTACAACGACCTCATGGACATGGAAGAAGACATCTATGATGATGACACAGGAGAGGTTGTAGGTTCAAAACCTATCTACGAAGTATTTGAGAGACAGGTTGAGGACATGGGAGATGGGTCAGGAGAATTCCTATGGCCTAGACAACGTAGGTCTGATAACAAGTGGTTCGGATTCGACAGAGGAGTACTTGCTAAGAAGAGAGGGCAGTACCTAGACAGGACTCAGTTCAGAGCACAGTACTACAATGATCCGAATGATCCTGATAATGTATCCATTGATAAGGATGGATTTCAGTATTATGACAGATCATTCTTGGAAGTTGAGGGTGGGTTCTGGTACTATAAGGAAAAGAAATTAAATATATTTGCTGCTATCGACTTTGCTTTCTCTGTATCAAAGAAGGCAGACTACACTGCAATCGTAGTGATAGGAGTAGACACAGACAATAACATATACGTTCTTGACATAGTAAGGTTTAAGACAGACAGAATTAAAATGTACTTTGAGAACATACTAACGACACACAGCAAGTGGAACTTCAGGAAGCTACGTGCAGAGACAACAGTAGCACAGCAAGCTATCGTAAAGGAATTGAAGGAGAACTACATAAAGAAGTATGGTCTTCATCTGAGTATTGATGAGCATAAACCAACGAGACATCAAGGAACGAAGGAAGAAAGACTTGCTGCAATACTGGAACCGAAGTACGATAACAAAAGTATATGGCATTACCACGGAGGTAACTGTCAAACACTAGAGGAGGAGTTGATAATGTCACATCCTCCACATGATGATGTAAAGGATGCACTCGCTAATGCTATAGAGATAGCAGTAGCTCCTATGATAAGAGGAACAAGAGGTAAGAGGAAAGCTAAGATTATATTTAATTCCCGCTTTGGGGGAGTTGCCGCCTAATGAAAAATAACGGGGTATCCGCATGAGTGGAACAGTACTAGAAATACAAGACCTGATAAATAAAGACCACCTAGCTATCTCCATAGTAGACAGGTATCTTCAGTGGTACTCTGCTCATCAGATATGGGTCAACGAGAAGAAAGAACTGCGTAACTTCTTGTTCGCTACGGACACAACTAAGACAACGAATGACCAGTTGCCGTGGAAGAACAAGACTACCCTGCCTAAGCTGACACAGTTACGGGATAACCTACATGCTAACTACATGTCGGCATTGTTCCCTAACGATGATTGGCTGAAGTGGGATGCGTACACCAAGGAGGATAGTGAGTTAGCTAAGAGAGAAGCTATCCAAGCATACATGTCTACCAAGACGAGAGAAGGAGACTTCATAGAGACAGTCTCCCAGTTAGTGTACGATTGGATAGACTACGGTAATGTGTTTGGTGATAGCGAGTATGTAGCAATGTCAACCATAGACGCAGAGTCAGGAGAAACTATCTCTGGATTTCAGGGGCCAAGAGCTGTACGTATCTCCCCTATTGATATAGTGTTTGATCCTACTGCTCCTAGATGGGAGGATACTCCCAAGATAAGGAGGGTATTAAAGTCTGTTGGTGAACTGAAAGCAGAGGCAGAGGATAAGCCTGAGTTCCAGTACAACCTAGATGTAATTGATACCATAGCTGATATCAGGAGTACACTTGCCAGATACTCAGCTACTGATATTGATAAGGCTATGGGCTACAGAGTAGATGGGTTCGGTGATCTTGCTGAGTACTACAACTCTGGGTATGTAGAGTTACTAGAGTTTGAAGGAGATATACATGATGAACGTGGTAATCTTATACGGAATCATATTATCACTGTGGTGGACAGGACTCATGTTGTACGTCAGATAAAGAATCCTAATTGGTTGGGCAAGGATACGAAGGTACATGACGCATGGCGTAAACGACCCGATAACCTGTACGGCATGGGGCCACTGGATAACCTAGTTGGTATGCAGTACAGGATAGACCACCTAGAGAATATCAAGGCTGATCTGTATGATCTTATAGCTCATCCTCCCCTGAAGATCAGAGGGAATGTAGAGGAGTTCGAGTGGGGGCCATTTGCTGAGATATTCTTAGGAGATGATGGTGATGTAGATATCCTGAAGGTAGATGCTACAGCACTGACAGCTGATAACCAGATAGCTATCCTCATGCAGCAGATGGAAGAGTTTGCCGGAGCACCCAAGCAAGCTATGGGTATTCGTACTCCCGGTGAGAAGACAATGTTTGAGGTACAGTCCTTAGACAATGCAGCCGGTAGAATGTTCCAGCATAAAGTTAATCAGTTCGAGAGGAATGTACTGGAACCTCTGCTTAATAACATGTTAGAATTAGCCAGCCGTAACTTGAATACATCTGATGTAGTTAAGGTTATGGATAACGATCTAGGGGTAGAGAGATTCCTAGAGATAACTAAAGAAGATATAACAGCTAAAGGAAAGTTAAGACCCATCGGTGCTAGACACTTTGCTGCTAGAGCACAGCTGGTACAGAACGTACAGAATATATTCAACTCATCCCTGATGGCTGATGAACAGTTCAAGGCTCACTTCTCTATGAAGAGTATGGCTGCAATGATAGAGGAAGTCATGGGACTTGAGAGGTTCGACTTAGTGAAGGATAATGTAAGAGTCTTCGAGCAAGGGGAAACAGCACAGCTTGCTAGTGGAGTTCAAGCAGAGATACAGATGAATGAGATGACTCCTACTGGAGAAGAGGAACCGGGAGTTGAAGAAGAACTAGGTGGGGAGGGTATTCCTCCTGAAATGATGGAACAGTTGATGGGAGGACAGTAGCATGGCTGATAGGATAAGTACCCACGATCAGGAGACAGAAGCGAAGAGACAGTCAGACACTGCAAAGATGGACAAGCAGCAAGTAGACGAAGCGGGGAAAGCCTTTAAGAACTGGTTGATTGTTGGAGCAGAAAATCTTAAGAAGAATAAGAAAGGAGATAAGTAATGGGTTCTTTCATACGAGGTATCCTCAAGAATTTAAAGGATTATAAGGAACAACCTACCGAGCCAAGAGTAGATAAGAGAGATACTAATAGTAAGGGGGATGATGCTAAGGCATCCCCGAAACCTTTCAGTGTAAGTGAAACACAGAGGATGGTTCTGAAGAGAAAGAAACAAATGGCAGAAGACCCGATAGGGTATGTCACTTCCAAAGAGAAGAAGAACAAGAAAGGTAAGAAATGAACATCCGCTGGGCTAGCCATTTAAAGAAGAAGGATGAGAAGACGCACTTCTTAGAGACAGTAAAATCTTGCTCTCACGTATTAAGTAGGTTACAAGATATGCTAGAGGAAGAGGTAAGCAAATCTCTAAAGGATGAGATCAAAGAAATTACTGGAAGAGTCTGTTAACTACGCAGCCTCTGTCCAGAGGGAGCTTGCTGAACAAGACACATTGAAAAGAATCATTCAACTATTAGAAGTAGGAGAAAAGACATGACCAATGTTTTCGCTGACACAGACAACACAAGCCAAGATGACCGTCTAGCCGAGTTCGTAGGTGACGGCAAGAAGTACGCTACTGCGGAAGCTGCTCTTGCAAGTGTTCCAGCTGCACAGGAACACATTAGTAATCTCGAAACAGAGTTGCAGACTCTTCGAGATGAAGTTAGTAAGGGCAAGACTATGGAGGACGTACTTCAAGAAATAAAAGTAGCACGAACAACAGAGACTTCGACTACAATACCAGTAGCTCCAGAAGTTGTTGATAGTGCTGCAATAGAGGGAATGGTCGATAGCAGGTTCGACCAAAGAGTAAAGGTGGGAGCAGAGCAGAAGAATCTTAACGCTGTGAACTCCCAAATGACGGAGCGGTTCGGAACCAAAGCAAGTGATGTGGTTAGCAGTAAGGCTAACGAGCTTAACATGACAGTTGACCAACTGAAAGACATAGCCCGTACATCACCCAATGCATTTTTATCTTGGTTTCCTGACACTGCTGCTAATGTGGCGACCACACATGAGCAGATTTCCTCCAGTGTATCTGATGATGCAGTAGATCAGAATACAGCTGCTCCTACAACTGGCACTAATGCTTGGTATCGTGCATTACGGAAGAGTAATCCCACCACGTACTACTCTCAGAAGATGCAGATTCAGATGAATCAAGATGCTAAGACGAAAGGTGCTGAATTTTATGCTTAATAACTAGGAGCTAATATGTTCACAGCAGCTAATATGGACATGTTAACCCGCTCAGAACTCTGGTCAACACAGTTGAAGGATATACTCCTTGACAAACTAGAGGCTCAAATGTGGGTTAACTGGTTGTCTGACTTCCCTGATGGAACTACTTTTACTATTCCGTCAGTTGGTGAGGCATCCGTGCAGGACATCGTTGAGGATGTACCTGTGAATTATGAGTCAATGGACACTGGTGAATTCCAGTTTACCATCACCGAGTACATCGGTTCTGCTCATTACATTACACGTAAGCAGTTGCAGGATGCTTTCTATGCTAATCAGCTCATTGCTTCGTTCATTCCGAAGGAAAGACGAGCTATTGATGAGAAGCTGGAAACAGATATCCTTGCACTTGCAGGTTATGGTGCATCTGGAGGCCAGACGATTCTCTCTGGTGCTACTGATGCCAATGCTATTAACGGTGCTGATCATCGTTTTATTGGTACAGGTACTAATGAAACTATGGCCCCTGCTGACTTCGCTAAAGCTAAGTTTGCTTTGAAGAAAGCTAATGTACCGATGGACAATCTTGTAGCTATCGTTGATCCGACTGTTGGGTATGCTCTTGAAACAGCTACCAACTTGGTTAACGTAAGTAACAACCCTCAGTGGGAAGGTATCATTGAAACTGGTATCACTACTGGTATGCGGTTCATCAAGAATGTTTATGGTTTTGATTGTTACGAAAGTAACTACGTTGCTACCGATCAGAACGAGACTGATGGTACATTGACTACTGCCTCTGGCGTAGCCAATACCTTCTTCTCAGCTTCTGCTGGTGTACAACCTTTCGTTGGTGCTTGGAGGCAGATGCCTATTGTTGATAGTGAATTCAACAAAGACCTTCAGCGTGAAGAGTACCTTACTACTGCTCGTTATGGCCTCAAGGTTTATCGTCCTGAAAACCTTGTAGTTGTTGTAACTGACAATGATCAGGTATAAGGAGATATATTATGGGAACTTATACTAAGAATGCAGACGGGTTAGCTCGTCATTATGGCACACGGGATACTGATCACCTAGCTAGAGCAGAGGGAGATAATCATAATACAGTTGTTATGACTATCCACGGGGAAAGCGTACCTGCTGATCCTGCTGCTTCTGATGCTACGAAAGCACAGTATGTGCGTGGTGCAGTTATTCCTTCCGGTGCTCAGATTGTTACCGCAAGGTTGGTTGTAACGGAAGCATTCACCTCTGCTTCAAGTACAGGTACTCTTACTGTCGGCACGTATAATGCTGATAGTGGAGCTGCTCTTGATGCTGATGGTATTGATGCTACTGTTGCACTTTCTGGTGTACTTGACACGGTAGGTACTGTCGTAACATGTGACGGTGCTGACGTTGCTGGTGCTGCTTTGACAGCTGCTGCCAGTATTGCTTGTCTATGGGGTACTAAGGCTTTGACAGCTGGTACTGCTCGACTCGAAGTGACTTACATCGTGCCGAACAACACTCCGTAACAAGGAGCTGTACTCAGGTGAGGGGGTAAAACCCCTCGCCTTACTTTAAAGGATACTATGAGTTTATACGAGGAACTGGATAGCAGAGATATTCTTACTAGACTTGAACCATTGTTTAAGAAAGGTAGACTACGTATAAATTCAAGCACCTGTAAGATAGAATATGATAAATTCTTACCGTGGAAGACACCGTGGGTGTACCACAACCACCACCCAGAAACGAACTGTCTATTCTGGAATGAGTTTCTGTTCGACCACTTCAAGAAGGACATGGGCAACCCACCTAGTGGATGCCAGAGTTGTTGGAAGGTAGTTGTAAAGATGAACACTGTAGAACAACTCATCACCATGAAGGATTGGCAGAAGAACGAGGAAGGTTCCTGCAAATGTGGTATAGAAGTTCGTTCCTATGTTCATGGTTTGTATGGAGCATACTTTTATAGTAGAAGCCAAGAGGAAGGATTACGCACACTTGCTAGAATCAGGGAGTATGTGTATGGAGAATTTGGCGATGATATACCAGTGTACCTCAAGAGAGGATGCACAGAGATGGAGGATGCATTCCCGAACTCCCACCTATGGGAAGTAACACCACAGGTAGAGCATTGGGAGAGCTTAATTAATTTTTGGATTCCATACGACAACATCAAAGTTAGACAGGTGCCGTTCGTGGAAGACTACGTAGTAAAGAAATGGATTGTCTTTGCGTACACACATGGAGATGAGACATACACAAAATACACGGACGGGAAACTATTATTTCCTCCGTGTGTAACTTATGAGGATGAAGAAAATGGCTAAAGGTAAAATGAATTCAATGGATTACAGTGGGCTAGAGATAGAATGTGATAGCATTCAGATTGGTGGTGTTCCCCAGACTGTTACTGTAACAGAGCTTAACCAGTTAGACCCCTCTGCTAATATAGCAGCGATGACACCGGGTGCAGCTATTACTGCTGCTGCGGAGGCTTATAAAGTCTCCACTATCAGGGTCGGTAATATTATCAAGACAGAGATTTATATTGATTTAACTGGTCTTGATTCTATAACCACTAATAAAGACATTATAGGTAAGAGTACAGACCCCGCACATATAGGTCAAGTAACTACAGCGGTTAATGGTTTGATATATAAAGGTACTATCTTCTGTGCCGAAGTACCTGCTACTGGTGATGATGATATCGACTTGTACAGGACTGATGATGGAACTGGTGTACTCAGTGATGATGCTAGTGGCGAGGCTAATGATGCTGTTCTTGTAACCGCCGGTGGTGCTTACTCTATAGGTATGGAGAAGGAATTCACAGCTTGGCCCGCAGCTGATTCATACCTGTATCTCGCAACTGGTGATACCACTGCTGGTACATATAGTGCTGGTAAAATAATCATCACGATGTGGGGCTTAGTAGCTTAATTAGTTAACCTCTAACTATTTGGATATGATATGACAACGGAACACTCAGTAATAGCAGAGGCTTATCTGCATGAACCGAAGGGTGCGTCTACTGCTACCGCCAATCAGGTATATGTATCAGACGGTGCTGGTGGAGGCCTGTGGACGAACTTATCAGCATTATTAACTGCCAATCCACATGGACACTCTTACATATCATCTGCATCTTCTAATGCTGTGGCTACTGGTACAGAGTATGAAAAGGCAGCTGGTACGTGGACTAATGAGGAAGCCTCTCTGGTAACATGGGACACGGATCACTTCGTTGTAATAACTGCTGGTTCCTACAGGGTATCAATGGTCGGGAGTGCGACAATAGCAGACAACAACTGTGTTGCTTCTATAGATGTTAA